GATAAACGTCAGGGTGGCCTGCGAGCAGCCAGTTCGTGTCTTCGTCCTCGGCCAGCGGCGTCACGCCGCGGCGAAAGCGCAATTCTGCCGTAGCATCGGTGCGCGGGTAAAAGATGAAGCTGGAGCCCGAGCGCGTGTAGTAATATGGCTTACCGCCAACGAGCGTGGGATCGAGCTTCCGAATCTGGTCCAGCGGCAAGGCGCGGATCTGATTGTACGGGTCACTTGAGAGCGTCAAAGACAGAACGCTTTGGAAGCCCGTAGGGACGGCTGCAATACCCGCCGAGATCGCCAACGTGTCTGTCTGGTCCAGCGAGCGCAGATGTAGCTCACGCCTCACTTGGGCCTCACAGAGGCCAATGTATTGTGGAATGCGCGCCGTCATGTCGGGAGTGGGATTGCTGTTCGGGCGCAGCCAGTTGGCGATTGCCGTCTTCAACTCCCCATAAGTGCTGATCGCAGAGTTGCCGTCCGTGACCGGATCGTCGTTTACAGTGACGTTGGCGTGGCCTGTTCCGTTGCCGGCCCATATCCCTTGAACTGCAGACTGGATATCCGCGCCAACAAAGTTAGTGGCATCGCCCGGGTCAAGATATTCGGAATGACTGCTGGCGCTTGGCGTACTTGTCCCAAGCGACCAATACAGGCGAAACGAATCCGTGTTCAGGATCGTCAGCGACGTGCGGGCGCCATCGGCGGCAACAAGCTGCACAGCCGATGTCTGCGACGGTACCTGGGTTACGGATTCTGGCAATTGTCACCGGGAATGAGAAAGGCCCGCCGGGTTAGGGCGGGCCTTGGGGGTCGTTGGGTTAGCTTAGATGGCTAGATGTTGAACGGCCTGAAGTCTGGCGTTCGTCCCTGCGCAAAGAACCGGCTTATGAAGACCGCGTCGCCCGGCGCGATGTGCGGCGTTCTGCCCAATGCATAGGGCAGGAATAGAAACGGGGGCGCACCTTCGTCCGGACTAACTTTCGTCATGTAGCGCTCGGCCATCTGCGTCACGACGACGTCTGGCCGTATCATCTCGATCATTTCGCGATGCATGAACCTTGAGCGGCACAGCACCACCTTTCGGAAGAATTCCGCGAGGATCGTCACGCCTTGATAGAGGTAGGAGTCTCCGAAGATCAGCAGCGTCCTGTCACTCACTGATGCGGGATTCTCCGCGCAGAACATCCGCCCATCGTTGATATTCTGCGCGTTGGGCCCGGCCTGATGTTCCAAGCCGTTTTCAACGAGGCGCGTTGTCGGCGCGGCCTCGAACCTGAACCACGGCCCAAGACGCTTCGGCTCCAGCTTGCTCCCCAGGTCGCCCGGGGCCTCCCCGTTCGGCAGGACTCGACTGGCTATGTCGTTCGACGTTTCGATGCCCGACGCGCCCGCGATCATCTGCGCAATGAGCAGCAGGCCGTGAATCGACCAGTGCGTGTCGTTCCGGTAGTATGACCGGCCAAGCGGATTGGAGCGAAGCTCCTTACTCGGATACCAGCACCATTCCGGCGCCACGTCGCTGAACCCATCATACAGACTGGGCGCGCCGCTGATTGGAAAGCCCTCGGGGTAGACCTTGTATTTTTCGGGCGCGATCAGGTGCAGGTATTGGATATCAGCCTGATCGCAGTAGGCCTTTCTGGCCACGAGATTCGCAAGCAGTGTGGATCGGCTCTCGGGTGAGAGCTGGGACCTGCCCAGCGCAACGTCGATGACGTTGTGGACGCCCCGCGCCAGAAAAAGCTCATCGCTTTGTCCGATCAGAACGTCCCCAACCACATGGAGCCCGTCCATCAGACCAGTCCGAAAGCGACCCGATCCTTGTGGCGCCCGTATTGTTCGTCTAGCCGCATCGCCAGATGCTCAGTGGAGCACTCGCCGTGGAACTGGAATTCATGCGTCAGATCGGACCATACCGCCCGGTAGGTGTCCGCCTTCTCGAGCGGCGCAACCTTTACGCCAGTGCGGCTCAGGGTCTCGATTTCTTTCCAGAGGTGCATGCGCCGGTCCCTTTCTGCAGGACCGGAAGTCTAGAGCTTATTCGGCGGCCTGCAACTGTTGGTCGCCAACAACTCTTGGCTTCCTGGCTTCGACGATTGCCTGATCCAGCTTGCGCATCAATCCGTGAATTTCGGGAACCATGTCCAGATTCCTCGGATGCGCTGCAAGCGTCGTCTTCATCATCTCCCGAAGCAGGGCCATTTCCGTGTCGTTCAAGTCCACAGCATAAATCATGAGGTCGGTCCTGTCATGTTGAAGTAAGCTACGGTCACGCGAATTACCCCGGTGCCGTTGAAGTTTCCGCCCACCGCCGTAATGACGACGTTGCTGGCGGAGTAGAAATATCCGGTTGGATCTGCGGTCGGTCTGAAGCTGCCCGTGCTGGCGCCAGTGACAACGCCTGACGTGATCAGCGTCGCCACGCCCCAGCGGTCTACATCCGAACCATCCCCAACATTGTATCCTGTCGTCCCGCTACCATTTCCAAGCGTTGTTGTAACCCGCGTGGTCACGCCCAGAACGTATGACCCTGCCGGGATCAGGCTGCTCGCGGTAACGCTAGCGCCAGACACCCCGGAAAGCGTCGTGGTGACGTACTGAACATCGACCGACGCGCCATTGGCTCCAAGAAAGAACCGGTGTTTTGTCGGCGTCGTTCCCGATCGTTCGGTTCGATAGACGGAGAGCGGGGTGGCGATGCTGTCGTCCAGGAACTGCCGCTCCCAGTACGTGGCGCCAAGAATGTCCCGGACGTATTTCTCTCCAGACGCGCCAGACGAGTTGTAGTGGAGGAACCCGTTCTTTGCCTGCATCCGCGCAACGTTGACGTTCGCATATTCACTGTCATCGGCCAGCTTTGCCTCAAGCGCAGCGCCATTGTTTATCAGCGAGGGGTAGGAGGCCGTTCCGCCGCCGAACATAAGCCGCGTATTGATCTGCATGTCACCGCCATCAGAGGCGATGAGGATAGACCGCGTGCTGGCATCGGCGTTCGCATGCTTGCCATGGAAGTGTGCGCCGTAGGTGTCGTACTTCGTGAACTCGGTCGCGATCTCCATGTAGGATGTAGCGAACGCCGACGAACCGCCATCAGAGTTCCAGATGGAATAGTTGCCACCGAAGCTCGCGCCGATCTTGGCCGCTGGCGTAGCTCCAACATCGTCGCCTGACTGCACCGTGCCGTAGACGCCCGAATAGCCACCGACACAGAACAGACAGTCCACCGGATAGCCCGTTAGGCCAGTGACATCTGTACCTTGCCCACCCGCCTGGATGCCATATCCCGCAGTCGTCCAGATCGATCCGCCGATGATGCCTCTGCGCCCGTCCGCCGGGTCGCGCGCAGCGAGAGCTGCAGGGCTGAACATAAGTAGCTGGAAACCGATAGCCGTTCGCGCTGGCGCTTGAGCGGGCAACATCATCGCCCACTCTTTCAGAAGATAGCCCTGACCCCCGTTGTCCATGTCCTGATTGCAGAACAGGACCGCATATTCCTGCGTCGTCTCGGAACGCTTGGTGTCCGTATCCGAGCCCAGCGTGTCGCCAACGAAGACCTTGTGCATCGTCTCGATGCCGACGCCTGCGACAGGGCTGGTAAAACCGCGCCGATAGTCAGAATGTCGGATGCCGCCGAAAAGGCCCGTTGGGAACGTCGGCGCGCCAGCGTATGGTGTGATGTCGTCATTGAAGACAAACGACTCCATGAACGCGAAATGCGGCGTGTTGTAAGCGGTCGTCGCCTGAAAGTTGCGAGTCGCGTGGAAGTAGTACTGCTCGCGTTCCTGGTGAAGCGTGCGAAGGTGGTTCACCATGGTAGTCGTCGAGGGTGAGTAGCCCTCCGACTCCCAGTTCATCGTCGCGTCGTCGAGGTTGAAGAGGTTCGGGCTTGAGAAGTGCGTAGGGTTTGAGAACGAGACGCCGGGCCCGATGAAGATGCGGGCATTGTTCGGCGGCGTAGCGTCTGCGAACCTGTAGGCCCCTACATCGTTGACACGCACGCCGCCATTGGTCCCGGCCCGCGTCATCGCGAGGAACAGGGCGGACGTCTGGTCAACTGACGTCGATGCGACTACGCCATCATCAGCGGCATCTGTGAACTGGGCAAGATGGTCCTCTATCGCCCGCGCAACAGAGGCTCCTCGCGCCGTCGCTTTCTTCTCGTTGAACCTTGACTTGGACTCGACGCCCAGGTCATCGATCAGGCCGATGTATTCTTCGCCTGTGCCGCCGCTGAGCGTTGGCTTGTCGAGATCATTCTCGGCTTGTATCTCTGCAAGCGCATCAAAGACGGCGTTCTGAGTCGGCGCGAGATTGACCTCGCCATCGGCAATGGCGTCAGTCAGCCGCGGCGTAGCGGATCGGGTTGTTGTCCAGCCCACGCTATGCTCCGACGCTTTGCGCGCGGCAGGATTGCAAATGTAGTGACATTACATTATCCCTGCTTGATGCCGCGAACGACTGACGACCACAAAACCCACATCCTGCAGATGCGAGTGTCGCCAGCCTTCCTGCGAAGGATTGATGCGTGGCGAAGAAAGCAGCCCGATCGGCCTTCCCGCTCGGAAGCGATCCGCCGTATCTGTGCCGCTGCTATTGGAGAGAAAGCCCGATGACCGAAGAAGCTTCGATGTTCTGTCCGTTTGTCGAATGGGTTGGCGCCATGCCGACAGAAGACGGCGAACATGTGCTCGCGCGCTTCAAGCCCATGGATGAGCCGCCAATCACCGTGGCGATCGCGGAGCCAGATATTATGGGCGTAGCTATGTCGCTGATTGGATCGGCAGGTCAGGCGCGGACGAAGCGGGGCGCTCAGGGAGACATAGCCACGTTAGAAACGGAATGGTGGAGCGTTGGGGAACACCCGAATGGGACTCATCTTGTGATGAGCTTTCGCTTGCCGGGCGGACTGAGAGTAGGCTTCCTGGTCCACCGCGCCCAAGCGCAAGGTCTGATGACCGGAATTGCGATAGCTGCAGGACTGCCGGTACCTGCGCCTCCGGAGGGGCCGAAGCACTAGTGGTCACAGCTTGAACTCCGCGGTTCTCAGCTTCCTGAACTCGATGCTGTTCAGGCGCTGATTGATCTTCTTCTGGTCGTTCTCATCGAACCAGTCGATGCCTTCCTCGTGGCGCCATTTGTGGATCAGCGCCCAAGGCACGGAGGCGGCACGGCGAAGCAGCTTGTCGGCCTTGCCATTGCCATCCACCGACCAGCCGTCGTTGTGGTTCTGCATCGCGACGTTCTGATCGAGGATCGGCTGGACGTCGGAGTAAGCTGCGAAGTCACGCGAGCCATCGTCATTGACGCGCATGAACCAGTCGATCCCGGCCTTGGATCGCTTGATGAAGTGAAAGCCGCGCTGGACGGCCTCAAACCGCGTGGAGGGCAGCATCTTCGATTTCCAGATAGCCGTTATCTTGCTGGGCCAGCGCGATATCCATCGGCAGATCGACGAATTCGCCGCGCCGGTAGCAGGAGTTGCCGATGCCGGGCAGGTGGACGCCCTTGCCGACCTTGCCATCACCCTTCAGCAGGATGCGGCAGCGCACGATCTGCTGTTTCGGCTCAGCGGCCTTGCGGCGTTGCTGCTCCTCGAGGATCTGCTGTTCCTGCGCCTTGGCGGCGAGGTGATCGGTGATGCGCTTCATGATCTGATCGATCGATGCGCCTTTGGGGATTGCGCCGGCGAGACCCAGTTCAGTTGCCTTGCGCCACGCGGCAGCGAGCTCATCCGACTGGGCTGCGGGTGACTGGCCCATATCGAGGGACGTGAGCGTTCCTGGCGGAGGGCCGGTGCGGACGGGCGCCAGAACGGGTCTTGCGGCCAATTCAGCATTCTGCGCTTTGAGCGCGTCGATCTGCGCCTGCAGATCACGAACGCTAGGCGGCGGGTCAGCGGCTAACCGTACTTCGTCAGCCTCAAGTTCGGCGACGGTCTGCTTCAAGTCAGCCATCGATTTGGATAGGGGGCGCTCGGATTCGCCGCCCTTCTCAGCGATCATGTCCGCAAGCCGCTTGTCGGAAAAGCGCTTGTCAAATTTGATCTCCAGCCGCGTTGCTTCGACTTCAAGCAGCCGGCGCTTCTCGTTCGCGTCGGCATCCGCCATAGGCGGGTTCAGCGTTTCGTCTGTCATGATGTCTCCGGAAAAGGATCGGGCGGCCCACGAATGGGCCGCCCGTCAGGTGCGTCCTCCGGGTAGAGGAGCGAGGGCTATGTCAAATCTCTTATCACGGCCACTTGCTTCTGGTTCGTGCAGAAGTTGGCCTTCTCCGCTGTCGTCATCCAGCGGATGGAGTCGCCCGTCTTCGCCAGCGGCTCCGTGGCGACGCCACGATAAGTGCCGATCTTGCAGAACTCGGGGTTGATCAGCACGCAGTCACGGCTGAGGTCCGGGTGGGCGTAGAAGTCGATGGCCCCGAAATCGCTGACATAGCGATCGGCGGCGCCATAGATCGTGGCCTGGCTGTTGCCGCTGACGGTCGCGCGGATGTCAGCGATGCCGGTGAAGGCAGAGGCGATCTGCTTGTGCGTGCCCGACATGAACGCCGCCTTGTAGCGGGCGCCAAGCGTAAAGCCCGTCACAAGGACGCCCTTGAGCAGGGCCTCGGTGAACGTGCGCTGCGTGCCGTTCGTTGCGGCAGCGACGACGCCCGCAGACGACCAGCCGCCCGAAGAGCCGCCGGCGCCGAACGAGTCGTTGGAGGCGCCCCAAGAGGCGATCCCGGCGGTCTTCCGGGTAACAGAAGCCGGGGTCTCGTTGACCGACGCATAGTTCCCGATGAAGCGGGATTCCATGTCGAGAGTCAGCTCAACGCCCTGCTTGGTCTTGGCGCGCTGGATTTCCTTGTCGCGGCCAGCGAGGTCGGCGGCATTCACCGTGCCGGAGATCGAGCCATCCTTGCGGAAGATCTGGGCGTAGATGCCCTTCCGGGTCGGCTGGGCAACGGCAGTGTGGGTGGTGACGTCGTCGCCTTCATACTGCGCGTTGTTGGGGTCGCGCGCAGCGTAGGCGTCTTCCTGGAACTCGTGGAGCGTGCCCTTGATCTTCACCTTGCCGACCATGGACGTATAGGGCTTGTCCTCCTGATCGACGAGATAGACATCGTCTTCGAGGTCTTCGCGAACGCCGACTGTGGCGCTGCGAATGAGCGTGTTGGTTGGAACAGTCACTGGATTAAGTCCTCAATTTATGTCGCAGCTCCGCCTTCTCCGCCGCCTCTTCGAGGGTCAGGGATTTCTTGGCGTTGAGAGCTTTGAACCGGGCTTCTGACGATGAAGGCGTCTGGCCCTGCCCTGCCGCTGGAGCGGATGGGCCGGCATGCACCTTCGGCTTGGGGGGTGGAGGCGTCGTCGCCAGCTTCATCGACTTGTCGTAGAGGTCGGCTTTCTTCAGCCGCTCCGTCAGGTCTTTGGGCAGTGCGTCGAACTGTTTGGCCTTCCAGCCAATCTGCGCCTCTTTTGCGGAAATCCCTCTGATGCGTTCGGGGTCGAACCCCTCGCTCCGGAGATATGAGAACAGTTCGGACTTGCGCTTGGGTCCTTCGACTTCGTCAGCCAGTTCCGGGATCAGCTCGGGGATTAGCCGGGCTTGTTCGTCGGCGTAGGCTCTGAAGGCTTGGGTCTCTGCTTTGGATTTGGCCTGGATGGCCTCATCGAGCGAGCGCTTTTCTCTCCGGAAGCGGTTTTGCTGCTGGAGGTATTCGGCCGGATTCTGCTGGGCGAGCTCGTCGGCCTCGGGTGAGGCAAACCAGTCGTCCCAAGCCTTCATCCGGACCAGTCCGGGGTCCACATAGTTCTCACCGATCGTCGTCGCGACAGCTTCGAGGTGCTGGATGCGTGTCTCGAATGTCTTGGTGACTTCGGCGGATTTCTGCTGTGCCTGGGTAATGGCGGCTTGCTGCAGTTTCTCGCGTCCGAGGATGTAATCCTTGGCTTCAGCGGGAAGTTTTGCGAACAGCTCCTTGCCCTTGGCGTCCCAACGTGCAGGGGGTTCGAGTGTCGGCTGAGCCGGGTCGGGTTCCTGCACTTGCTCGGCGTCGGGGGTATCCGTTTCCGGGGCCCCTTCGCCATCGTCGGCCGCTTGGGGGGCGGCCTCTGAATCTTGTTCTTCGACCTGAGCTTCGCCCGCGTCTTCGGGGCTATCGCTCAGCGTTTCTGCGCCGGGAACAGGCTCCTGTTCAACCGGTGGCGCGGCCTTGTGCGCGAGTTGCCGCTCAACGGCCTGGTCGATGGTCAACGGGCCAGTGTCTGCCGCCGCTTCCGGCGCAGTTTGGGTATCCAGCGTCATGTAGATTTCCTAGGTGGTTGGCGTTTTCGCTTCCGCGAGGGCCTTCTCGATGACGGCGTCATCGGTCTGCAACAGCACTTTGGTCCGGACGCCCTCGATGGCGACGACCATCAGGAGCTTCGTGTAGGCTTCGTCTTTCATGCCCTTGCGGGCCAGTTCGATCGCCGCGGTGACGCACTCGGCTTTGTAGGCAGCGTGCGCTTCTTCGGTGATCTGGAGCTCATGTGTGGCCCTGCGGGCAATCTGCTGTGCGTCGCTCACGCGCCAGCCTCGCCGCCCATATGGACCTCAGATGTCCCGCCTGCTCCATTGGCCTTCGGGGCGTAGATGCCAGCATCGATCTTCATCTTCTCGATCGCCATGTTCATCTGCAGTTCGGCGTTAAGCTGGCCGCGTTTGAGTTCCAGCTCTCCCTGCATCTGACGTTCCTTGAGAGCGAACTCGCGGTCCATCTGCTCACGCTTAAGCACCATGTCGCGGTCGGCCTGTGCAGCCTTGGCGCGCTCGTCCGCCGCGATCTGCATCTGCTTCAGCTGGAAGTCGCGATCTGCCTGAGCCGCGTCCTGTTGGGCTTTCAATGCGGCTTGCTGCTGGTCGGATGCCTGCTTCGCCTGCGCCTTCTGGCCCTCCAGCTGCATGGTGTCAGCGTGCTTCTTCTCCTGAAGCTGAAGCTCGCCCTGAACTTTCATCTGCTCCGGGCTCGGGGGCTCGGGCGGTTCCTCGATCGGCGGCTGACCCGTAGCGACGCGCTTGGCGTTCTCTTCCTCTTTCTTCGCCTTCTCGGCGGCCGGATCGGTGAAGAACAGTTCCGGCGCCTTGAAGCCCGCACGCTCACAAAAGCGCTTCAGCGCATTGTAGGCATTCTGCCATGATGCAACCGGGCCGTGGTTGATCAGGATTTCCTTCTGCATCTCGAGGATTTTGCCAAGCGCAGCAAGCTCCATCTCCTTGCCGCCAGCGCCGACGCCGACTTCGATCACCATGTCCGAGCGGTCGCCGAACTCGGACGGGTTCACATCCACCCATTTGCCGCGGAGCTGGATCTTCTCCGCCCGGGTCGCGTGCTTCCGGCTCAGCGCGTGAATATCGAGGAACCAGCCCTTGATCAGCGTTTCCGCAAGGATCCGCGCAATCATGCGGACCCGCTTCTGCGCCATCGTCATCAGCGCCATAGCGCCTTTGGCGGTGTCGTGCAGCGTATCCGGGTTCAGGCCCTGGGCATTCCTGACAACGCCAGTGCGAAGCTCGCCCATGGTCGAGGCGTATTCCAGCGCCATGCCGACATCGAAGTTCAGCTGGCCGGCCTGGAGCGGCTTGATCCCATTGCCGTTCTTGGTCCTGACCGGAACCAGCGGCTCGTTCCGCATCAGGTCTGCGATCGTGTGTTCCGTCGCCTGATCCATCGCGATCTCAACGCGCTGGTTCATGGCGAAATAGCCGCTGTCCAGCATAAGCCGGAGCAGAGCGGTCTTGATCTTCTGGACCTCGATCAGCTTTTCAGCCAGCGACGTCCCGTAGAAGCGGTGGGCATTGATGAATGGCGTCCCGCAGGACAAGCCCGTCCGGTCTACCTTCCGCTTGTGGAGGATGACCTTGCAGGCCTCGTCGGTCTCGATCTGCCAGAGCTGGGACTTGCCCTTCCCTTCGATGTCGGCCCGGATGAAATGGGTATGGACCTCGACAGTCCGCATCAGGGACTTGCCGTCCGCCCCTTCCGGACCTGAGCCCTCGGCGGAGTTGGCTGTCGCAGTTGTCTCGCCAGCTACATCACGCGCTTGATCGGTCTGTTCGTCCGACTTCTGCGAGTATGCCGGAAGCTGGGCTACCTTGTCCTTCGCGAAGCCCTGATCCAGCAGGGCCTGCGCCCGCGGGAAGGTCCGGATCGCCTGATAGACGTTGGCGTTGACGTCCAGGGTCGCGTCCTGCGCAACTGTCAGATTGGTCGGGTCGATCGCATCGGACTTGATGCAGCCCTTGTCGTAGTTCTTGCGAAGGACCGCATCGAACAGCGGGACGCCGTCAGGTGACGTTCCCGCAGGTTTGCCCGGTCCAACCAGCTGCGCGCCACCGTCTTGGACAGCCATCTGCAGCTCAACGGCGGATTTCCCAAAGACTTCCTCGTCCTCGGTGACCTCGTTGTCCTGCCAGCGCGTGTAGAGGCAGCCCGTATCGACCTGCAGCGCATCCTTGATCGCCGTGTAGAGCAGCAGGAAACCCGGAAGCTTCTGGAACGCCGTCCAGTTGACCCAGTCCGTCTCCTGCTGGGCGCGCTCCTCGTCTTCCTGGCTGCTTGGCGCGAAGGCCGCAACATCCTCACCACCAGTGAAGATGTCCATGAGATCAGGCAGCACCGTCTCGACGGCTTCTGCGATGTCGGTTGATACCGCTTTGGATCGGTTGGCGAGCGAAGGAACATCGCTCATCTGGCCCTTGGAATACTCGAGGCTGGTCTTGCGCTTCGCTTCCAGGGTGGTTCCGTTCTCGAACCCGATCGATGTCGATTTCTCGGCCGCCAGCATGGAGAGGATTGCGGTATCGCTCAGGCCGGTCGGTTTCTTCTCCTTCGCCGCCTTCTTCGCAGGCGCAGGCTCTCGTTCCGCGCCCTTCTCGCGGTAGATGTCTTTGGTAAGTGCGGCCATGAGGTCAGACGGCTCCGAAGGACGGGATATCGAGCTTCACCAGCTTGGGCTTGGCCACGGCATGCCGGCGCATCATGTAGGCGTAGCGGCTAGCTGAGATGCGGTCGTCTTTCAGCTTCACGATCAATCCATCCACGCGGTGATACAGGCGGAACTCTCCGAACCAGCCGCCGCAGGTCGAGAACACCTTCCAGCGCCCCGTCTGCATGCGGTCGAGAATTTCCATGATTCCGGCCTCGACACCGTTGCCGCCATCAGGAAACGTCGCCTTCTCGGCCAGCATGTTGAGACCCTGAGCCCCGTATTGTTCTTTCAGCGCCTCGCCTGAGCCCTTGTCGTGCTGCATGCCGTCGTGCGGCCAAGCGCATGGGATCCAGTCGCCCCACGGCTTTATGCCCGCCGCATGAACAACTGGCGTCGTCTCGCGCGCCGCGTATTCCTTGCAGACGTAGAAAACGTCGGCGTCCTTGTCCCAAGCGCAGTTGATGCCTGCGAACGGGTGATCCCACCCGAAGTCCAAGCCGTTGATCTGCACCCAGTGTGCGGGGATCGAGAACGGTGCGACCGTGATCGACTCTTCCGTGATCGGGAACACCCGACCGGACCCCATGCTCGGCACGCCTTTGGTGCGGGCCTCACGTTCGTGCGGGGGGTAGCTGTCTATGATCCTCTGGCGATCTTCCGGGCTAAAGTGCTCGGCGTGTTCAATCGTCGCCTGAATGACTATGCGGCCACTTGCCATCTGATGCCGTTTACGATCCGGCTGATTTCAGCAATTGAGACGCCATATTTGTCAGCCAGTCCCTGCATCGTCACAGCGCCGCCCGCGTAACGTTTGCCGTGGGCTGCATACGCGGCTCGTATCTCTGCGACTTGCTCTGCCTTCAGCTTACTGTGCGACAGCTGTTCGCCTGACATGGCGGTGCCATGCCGCTTGCGGTCTGCTTGGTTCTCTAGCGGTGTCGCCCAACGAAGGTTCCGCCAGTGGTTGTTCGTGCGCGTACCATCGTTATGCGCAACTTCATGCTCAACCGTTGGCGGTTCGCCTAGAAAGGCCAGCGCTACCAGACGATGAGCAAGCATCGACTTATCGCCACGATCCTTCGTCTTTAGAATGTAGTAGACATATCCGCGTTGGTGCGGTTTCGGCGTTAGGACATAGCCAATCGGATAACGACGTCCGCCCGGTGTGGTGCGCCGCACGTCGCCAGCTTCGGAAATCTCGTAATCCGGAAACTCAGACAGACTTAGCCAGCGCATCGTCGTCCTTCATGAACATCTCGATCACGGACGAGAATCCCTTGAGTGGCGTGAATGTCAAATACACAATCCCGCCAGTTTCGTTCGTCCGTGTAAGTCCCTCCATGTAGATATCCATCGGAGGTTCTTCGTCCATCCAGAGCACTTCTAGTGCCGTGCCCTGCCATTTCTCCCTGCCGCGTTCATAGCTCTTGAACTGAAGCGCCGACCATCCGCCAGTAACGTGCCGAACCGCCAAACTGTCGATCGCGTTGGCGACGCCTCGGGCGCGGGCGATATCGCCTAGGCACGCCTTTGGAATGTAACCGCAGCCCCAGTCCTCTTCACGCGTCGGCGGACCAATCAGCTTGTCTTGCACCACATCTCTGGTGCTCTCGTTGGTGACGCCGGCTGCCCATGCCCGCACAGGCTTGTCGAACCGCTTGCCTTCCCACCAGTCCGGGTAGCGTCCGGTCAGATGGATCGCCAACTCTGCGGCGCCGCACTCGGTCTTTCCAAACCTGTTGGCGGCCATGAGGAGCCGCTCTCTGTGCGTCCCACCCGCCGCGTGGAACTCAAGCTGCTTCGAATACGGCCAGTAGTCAGTGAGCCTGTTTTCGCGCTTGCGACGCTGCTTCTCGTCCAGCAGCCGCAATAGTTCCAGTTTCAAGCTGGAGGGCTCGGGCAAGAGCGTTGATGCGCTGGTCAATCTGATCTTCCGTCAGTTCGTCGAATTCGGAGACGCGGACGTTGAGTTGCTGCGGCAGGATCGAGGCGACGACCTTGAGATATTGGTCAGGCTTCTCCAGACGGACCTTGTCGATCACATCTGCCCCGTGCGCCTCGAAGTCCTCGTACATCGCCTGGATGAACGCCTCGCCCAGCTTATTGCGGGAACCCTTCGGTCTGCCGGGGTTGCCGGCCTTGAATTGATGCTCGACAGGCGGTTTGCCGGGACCAACTTCGCGTTTTTCTCGCGTAGGTTCGGGAACGGCCGCCTTTACATCTGTCGGAGCGACCATTGGCTTTTTGCGCTCCGCCTCGGTTGCAGGCTTTGGTCTCTGCTTTGCCAGCCAAGCTTTGTCGCCATAGGAATCGTCTGGCGACTTTGCGCGCTTCGTTCCCACAGGTGTCAGCCTTCAGTCTTGCGAGGCCCTTACGGGGTGTTCGCGGTTCTAGTTGGAAGGATTGACCTTTCCACATCGGGATTGGTCGATAACTCATGCCCCTGTAGGGTTGCTCAGACGGCTGTTTGAGGCGCGTTCTTGCGCAGCCGAACAATGTTCTTCACGAGCCGTGCACAGAAGAAGCTGATTTCCAGCTTATAGTCCTCGCCGTCGATGGCTTCGAGGTATTGCGGGTCACCTAGACGACGGCAGGCCAAATCCATCTGCGCTTCACGGAAGGACTGTACCGCCATGTAAGCGGTCTCAAGCTCAGCCTTCGTGAAGTCGGGGTGCTTTCTGGCCTTTTCCAGAAGAAGCGCTATCAGATCGTGGTCGCTCACGCCTCAATCGCCTTCGCCTGTTCCCGATACTTGGCGACGAGCGCTCCGATCTCTGTTGCGATATCGGTTTGGTTGAGACGGCCGGCGGTTTTGGCCACGAGTTCGAGATCGTTGGCGATTAGCTCGATGTCGATCTTGGTGGTGTCTTCGTCGCCGGGTTCGGCCATGATTGATCCCTCGGGAGGCTTCTCGCCGGTTATGCGCTCATAGTCCGGATGCACGATGATCGGGCCAGCGCAGACGCCGCCATCTGCTCCCATCCAACTGCTTTGCGACAAAAGGCTGATGAACGGCTTCTCGATCACCCCGAAGTCGCTGTGGTAAGGCAGTTTGCCACTCGACCAATCGATGCCAGCTACCACGCCACCATTGAGGCGATCGAAGTAGGCGGCTGTGATTGGCGTCACGGGTACGCCCCACGACACGAACTGG